ATGACAAAGATAGAAACAAAAGCTCAATACGATTGGGCAGTAAAAAGAGTTGAGGAATTACTTCCACTGGTTACAGATGAAACCCCTCTGGATAATCCTCACAGTATAGAGTTAGAATTACTTTCTAATCTCGTTGCAGATTATTCTGAGGAGCATTTCGCACTGGGAGAACCAACGCTGGTTGATGTCCTCAAACTTCGTATGTATGAGATGGGACTTAATCAGAAATCTTTAGCAAAATTAATCGGAGTCAGTCCTTCACGCTTGAGTGATTATATTTCCGGTAAATGTGAACCGACCTTGAAAGTAGCCCGCGAAATCAGCCAGAAATTGAATATTGACGCCAATATAGTACTGGGTGTTTAATATGAGTATAGAAAACAGAAAAACCGCTTAATTCACCATGGAATAAGCGGTTTTAAATCGGAGCCGAAAGCGGGACTCACCAACCTTACAGCCAGTCAGGAGGTTAGCCCGGTTTTTCGGCTAATGGTATAGCATCTTAGTATAACGCTGCGGAAATATAAAGATTTGAAATACAAAGAGTAATAGATATGTCAGCAAATTTTATATCTTTGCGATATATATTTACTTTTTGACAGGAGGAGGAACCGGAATACTATCAGGAACAAAATCCCTTTCTTCAGGTTTACCAGTCTGAGGAGTTGTATTAACACCATTACCAAATAAATTTTCTAAATTAATCATAAGTCAATTATTTTTATGGATAAAACAGAAAGAATAAAAAATATAGTCTGGACAGAACTGACATATTCCTGTTATTGGGAACAGTACATTTCACGCTATATTGGATACAAATATGATCGAAACAAGATATATTCCATTGTTACTATAATATTGTCATCTACAAGTGCTTTTTTTATATCACTATCTAAAGAAGAATACTCATGGGCTACATGGGTAGGAATGGCATGTATTGTAATAGTACCAATTATTCAAATTGTCAACAATAGTCAGAAACATGTAATGATGGATGTAGAAACAGCGTCATCAATGCTAAAACTACGTTCTATGTATCTTGAATATTACAATGACTTGGCGCGTCTGTATTTGGACATAGATGATCTGAATTTGAATAATGAAGAAATAAAGGACAGATATTTCAATTTAAGGGATTCCGCAAGGGATATTGAAAAACTTAAAGACTCCTTGAATATACGAAAACTTAATCATGTTAATCAACATGCACTTGAACAAATGAGCAAGCGTCTTGAACATAAATTCAAAGCGAAAACCCCTGAAAAAAACAGCAAAAGCAGTGGCCAATGATATGATGGCTACAATCACTCCCAGGTAATCAAATCCAAGATTATTTGGCCTGGGTAGGGCTACAGCCAGTGCAATGACTGATATGATGAGACTTAGTATAGGGATAACGTATTTCATGGTGTACTTCTTCTATTTATTCACTTGATCGGCTGTTGTTGATTGAGAAAGCAATTTCATTAAGCTCTTTATCGCTAACACTTAATAATATTTTTGCTATTTCAATTTTGTATTCTTCTGATATTGTAAATCCACGTGATTTGGCTAGACTTAATATTTGCGGTTTTATTAATTTTATTAATTCTTCTGAATTATCTAACTTTGAAGCACATTCTAATGCATTTACAGAACATATGAAAGCATCTTCATAATCTTTTGAATACAAGGATATCCTGGCATTAGATACCATAGTCAAATAGGCCAAAAGTTGATTTTGAGAATCTTTAAAGTTATCTATATTTTGATGGATTTCATTCTTGCTTTCTTCAATGTTTGAGTAAATTATTTGACGAAGCTTTTCTTCAGATTTTTGAATTTTGGATTCTACAGATATTGCACTCCATATCTGAAATCCAATCGCAAAAGCCGCTATTATGGATAGAACAGCTACGATAAAACCTAAATAATCAAAACCCAAATTACGACATCTTGGAAGCGAAATAAGTAAAGACACAATACTTAATACCAATGCCAATATAGAGATGCAAGCAGAATGTTTCTCAAAAAAATTGCTTATTCTTTTATTCATTTCTTTATTTTCTAATATCCATTTTCATCCACACACATACTATCCATTCAATTATTAAGCATTTAAAATACTATTCAAGACGTTTTCGTTCATGGAATATTTTTCTTGTTGGGGGATTTCATTAAATAGCGATAGCATTCTTTTATATTTAGGGAGCATTTCACTATGACTATTGTAATCCATATTAGAAAACTTTTTTATTTCGTCATATCTACCTAGTTCTTCAATAAGATATCGTACATAAATACACATTTTAGCTTCTGTAGGATTATTACCGTCAAATCCAGGAAAAGTTACTTTCTCCATATCTTTCCAACCAATTTTATTAGCGGAAAAAATAAGACCTCTATACATATCAAGGATATCAAGAACCAATATATTCTCCTCAATGGACAAATCGTTTTTAGATAAAAAGAAATCTACCATATCTGAATAATGATAAGGGTATCCGTTACTTAAAGCGTCTTTTAACTCCGTATATCGATGTTCTTTTGGAGATAGTTTTTCTAGAATTTCTAATTGTAAAATATACGATAATCTTTCTTTTTCGGTAAGTTCAAATTTATTGTCCATAACATTTATATTTTAAGTTTTAAATATCCGTTTTCATCAATCTCAAATTCTCCACAAATTTTGGCGGTTGTCTCTTTTTGTTGAGGCTGATTGCCTTTCAGCATTTCACCTTCTCCACGAAGTAACCATTCGGCAGAAATAATCTCATAAGTGATTAGTATTTTTGTAATAGTCTCTAAAGACAATCCCCTTTCTCCTTTTAGCTGCTGGTTCAAGGTATTTTGTTTCACTCCTATAGATTCCGCGAAAGCCCTCTCTGAAAGCCCTGTATGGCTTATAACTCTTTTAATTCTTTCTATCATGGTAATTTATTTATAAGCTTTACAAATAATCTCTTTTGAGATAAATTAATCTCTATTTTGTTTTATATAATCTCATTTGTGATTATATTTGCATCGTGATAAACAAATAAAGGTTATCACAGATACAAATAATTTGATGTAATATGTAAAGGTATTAAAAAGAGTATGGGAAAAGACAGATTAAAGGTTAAAAAGTTTAAATCAAATCTCAACAGAGAGCGAGGATTGATAATGGCAACGGGAGCTGAACGGGCATTGCCTTTGATTCCCGTGGGTGAAACAGCGGAATTTAGTGAGATGGAATTTCGTTCAAGTGTAATCCGAACTGCGATAAACCGTCTTGAACAGCTTGGCTATAAGTTCGACTGCACAACTAAAGGCTGTATTGGTTATTGTCTGGTAACACGTACGGAATGAGTTTAGATTTTCAAATTATTAAGTAGCAAGCGATATGGGAAGTTTTAAGGTAATAATGATGCGATTCTTATGCTTATTTGATAAGCCAAAGAAAAAATTCGTATTGACCAATAGATATATAATAAGAGATGGAGTTAAGCTTTACAGAATAAAGTGTATAAAATCATTCGGACCATTTAAAAAAGGAGAATTGGGAGGTTATGTAGAAAGAGAAGATAACCTCAGCCAATTTGGTAATGCATGGGTATACGATGATGCATGTGTTTTTGGTCATGCAAGAGTTTACGATAATGCAATTGCATGCGGAAATGTGTGTATATCTGGAAATGCAGAAGTATATGGTAATGCGTTTCTCTGTAATAATGCAAAGGTTTACGGAAATGCAAAGATACATGGAAAAGCAAATATACAAGACAATGCAAAAGTATTTGATTATGCCGATGTATTTGGAAATTCAACTGTATCCGGTAATGCAAAGGTATTCGGTAATGCATTCATTTCCGGAGGAGCAATAATTTACGAAAGGGCAAAAGTGGGAGGATACGCATTGGTAAGCGATGAATCAAAGGTATTTGGCGACGCTTGTATATCAGGCTATTCAACGATATTACGTAATGTATCGATATGTGGTGAAGCATATATATCAGGTTATGCGTTTATTGAAGATGACAGCAAACACTGTGGCTTTGACTATAGAATTTTTAATGGGAAACACGTCCATGCTTATATGACAAAATACAAAAAAATAGAGATAACGTGTGGGCTTTTCTGTGGAGACATTGAAGCTTTTGAAAAAATAGCCAAGGGAACTGGGGATGAAAATGAATGCCAGGCAATCATTGCCATCATCAAAGCAAGATTCGGTTTGGATGGATAACGATAAAGTTGTACTGATTGAGCTTCCGGATGATGTAGCACTGTTGCTACATGATCGTAACCGTGGAAGCCATTAAAAAGGAGAAGTTCTTTGAATAAGACACATCCATCTCACATCCCAACTTAATTGATTTTAGCCTTGTGCAGTAAATCCCCCATGTGTATGCATGTCATACGCCTTTGCAGATATTGTAACCGTTAATCCATCGTTAGTAGATTCAATAGTTAGAAGTTCCATTTTTTCAAACTCTTCAAGAATCAATCCGACCTGGAATTGAAGGCATCCACAATATTGAGATAATTCACGGTTATTAATATCAATTTCGAGGGAATTAGAAGACAGCAAATACTCTAAAGCTAAGTCTTTCATTTGGGGTGTAATAAGCTTGATTGCCATAAGAATAATGATTTAGTGAATAATACTACAAAGATAACAAATATGATGACAAGTTCGGACATAAACAGGCTGGCAGCAAAGGTGGCAGAACAGGTGCTGCAGATGACAGACGAGCTGATGACTCCCAAGCAGGCGGCTGAATACTTAGGCATAAGCCTGAACGCCCTGCAACAGCGGAGATCCAAGACACAGATACCATCCCACAAGAAAGACGGATGCGTGTACTACAGTAAAAGAGAATTAACCGAATATTATCTGAATCTATGAAACTGAATGACATGACTAAGGGGGCACTTTTATGCCTTGGAATGCTGCTAATTATGGCGATAGCCGGAACATGCGACTATCAGGATGCCACACACTTCCAACGTACAGAGGAAGAAAAGAATATTGAGCCTGCAGACACTACAGAGAGTGCATACGATGTGATGCGATACGTGCAGGCAATGGAGAAGAAACTACCGCAGTGATGCGCTATACATCATACTTTAACTCATTTCGTCCCGGCCCATTACTGGACCGGGATATTCTAAAGCTACATCATAAAAACATAAGATAATGGAAACAACGAACAGGAAGTCAAAAGAGGATGACATGATTGTATTGTTACCTCTTACCAATGCAGATCCTCCGTCACATGTGGAGATGGACGAGCATCTGGCACATGCGAAAGAACAGGTAAGCAGAATAAGTTCAATTAAGCCAGTCCGCAAAATACACATTCCAAACGGGTATGTGATGACCACACGGACAGAGATTTGGGATGGATATAAGCTGGACGCTAAATCAACGGTATTATAGTAATAACCTAAAAATGTAATAGAAATGGGAACATGGTTTGAGTGCAAAATCCGTTACGAAAAGACAATGGAAAACGGAATGAAGAAGAAGGTGAATGAATTGTATCTGGTAGACGCTATGAGCTTTACAGAAGCTGAATCGCGTATCATTGAAGAAATGCGGCCATTCATCACAGATGAGTTTAAGGTGACAGCAATCAAGCTGGCCAACTACAGAGAGTATTTCAACAGCGACAAGGAACATGATGACAAGTGGTATAAGGTAAAAGCAAACTTTATCACCGTTGATGAGAAGTCAGGCAAAGAAAAGCGGTCCGGCTGGTATGCACTGGTTAAGTCAGACAGTACGGTCAATGCGGAGAAGTATTTCCATGAACGGATGAAGGGAACACTGTCGGACTACATTGTAGAGTCTGTATCAGAGACAGCCCTCATGGATGTGTACACATACGAAACGGAGTCTGAAACAGAAGAAACAAGATAGGAATATGGAAAGAAAATATACCCCAGAAAACATACAAGAACTGAAAGCAAACGAAGTGTTTGTATTCGGTTCAAATCTCAATGGGAATCATGCCGGTGGTGCTGCTTATTATGCATTAGAGAAATTTGGAGCAGAAATGGGCAATGCGGAAGGAATACAAGGGCAGTCTTATGCTATTCCTACACTGGATAAGAACATGGAGCGCATTAACCTTACTGACCTGGAACAGTCAATAGGAAGATTTTATGACTATGCAGACGAGCATCCTGATTTGATTTTATATCTGACAAAGATAGGATGCGGTATTGCAGGATATGAAGTGTCGGATATAGCGACAGTTGTTAATTGCCGTGATATTCCTGCCAATGTGATTATCCCGGAAGAATTTACTCATGTGCCTGGATTTAAGGGGTTTGATGAAAATATGCAGTGTCGTGGATTCAAGTATGAGGAAGGTAAGAGCTATCACGAGGATGGTGAAATACAAGCTTGCCAGTCAGGATTTCACTACTGCAAATATCCTCTTGATGTGTTCGGGTATTATTCTCCTGCAAAGAGCCGTTTTTGCTCTGTAGAGGGTTTTGGCAAGATGTCCAATGACACGGGTGATACAAAGCTTGCTGTATCTGATTTGAAAATAAAGGCTGAGATTGGTATAGCAGGGATTGTGAAAGCTGCAATAGAGTACACAAGAAAGAGATGTACTAACAAGTGTAATGCTGAAGAAGGTAAACCAGCTACGGCCGGTAATTATGGTGCAGCTACGGCCGGTTATAGAGGTGCAGCTACGGCCGGTGATAGTGGAGCAGCTACGGCCGGTAATTATGGAGCAGCTACGGCCGGTGATAGTGGAGCAGCTACGGCCGGTAATTATGGTGCAGCTACGGCCGGTTATAGAGGTGCAGCTACGGCCGGTGATAGTGGTGCAGCTACATCAAGAGGTAAGTCATGTACAGGTAAGCATGGGCTGTCAGTAGCACGTGGTAATAATGTCAAGGTAAGAGGAGGTATGGGGGCAATATTGGTTATTGCCGAGGAAAATGAAGAGAACTATGAGATTGCGTCGTGGAAAGCAGTCGTAGTTGATGGAGATAAGGTAAAGCCTGATACCTGGTATAGATTAGAGGATGGCAAATTGATAGAATGCGAACAAGAAGAGTAAGTTGTCGTATGGATAAGGAATTATCAGGAATATTGTATGTACATCCCTCTGTAATGAAAAGAATAAAATCGGGCAACCTCTCTCCTATCACGACCAGATATGAGGTTGATGTGGGAGAAATTGTGGAAGTGATGGATGATGATGAGGTTAGTTCCGTCATTACAAAAGTAAAGAGTGTGAGGAAAATGGCTGTAGGTCTGTACCAGGTTGGATTAAAAGATCCGGCCACGGCATTTATTGAATAATTAAAAAACAGAAATCACCGGCTCCATCAGGATAACACATAATCTCATGGCATAGTGTTTAAGGTTAGAACAGGTAAAGGTAATGAGATTGGGAGCCGGTGATTTTTTATAGATACTATGTGGAACAATAAACGAAAAAGCAAGACATCAGGGAAGACGGAGCATCAGAAACTGGTAGCAACGCTGGACAGATGGTTTTCAAAGTACATCCGGCTGAGGGATTCATTTGTAAGCAATGGAGAACTGTTTTTCCGCTGTATCAGCTGTGGAAAAATTAAGTCATACGATGAGGCTGATTGTGGCCACTACATCAACAGAGGTCACATGTCAACCAGATTTGATGAAGACAACTGCCATGCACAATGTAAGTTCTGTAATCGGTTTGATGAAGGAAACATCTACAACTACCGGGAACGGCTGATAAATAAAATCGGCCTGAGCCGGGTGCTCCTACTTGAAGCAAAGAAGAACCAGACCTGCAAGCTGAGTGATTTTGAGCTGAAAGCTCTGATAAGCCATTACAAAGCTGAGGTCAAAAAGCTGGAGGAGGAAAAATGGGAAAAGAAATGATAACAGTACCTCTGAGTGAATGGAATGATATGAAGAAAAGGTTAAGCGATATACAGAAGAAGGTTGAAACGCTGTATAACCGTGAAACCGACTACGTTTCCATGTCGGAGTTGTGTGAGTGGTTACAAATATCACGTACTACACTATGGAGGCTAAGAAGTGAAGGAAAGATAAGGACATGCCTTATAGGAGGTAAAATGGTAGCCAATAAAGATGAGATTCAGACGCTGCTGAATGAAGGAAAGATATAACTGAAACAACATGTTTGACAAGATGATTTTTAATGCCCAGATTGATTTTGTACGTGATGCGGAAAGGATAGCCAGGAAGCACCATCTGATACAATGTACGGAGGGAAACGAAATCTATTATCAGTCATCGGCATTAAGCAACATCGAGGGTATATGGTGGAAGATACGAGGAAGAACGGCCCAAATAAAATGCTCACTGCATAAGATATTCTGGAGGTGCAGATATGGCACGCTGGACAACTCTCAGATGTTCACCATATCGGATGCCAAACAGATTATATCAGAGCTGCTGGATGAATGGGACATAAACCCGGAACAGGTAAGAATCACCTATTATGAGGTAGGTCTGAATATACCAGTTGACCATGATCCGATTGAGTACATATCTCTGGCCGAATCTATTGGTGTAATGAGGAACAGGGAGCTCTTCAATGATGCGAACTTTGAAAAGAACCGTCAGAAAACAACGGAGAAATCAAAGAACATCAAGAAGGTTTTCAAGATTTATGACAAAGGATTTGAGGCACGCGATAAGGGAAGACTATGTGAAGGTAATATTCTAAGGATTGAGACCATATACAGGAGACAGTCTGTCAGCCTGATTGACTTTTTCTCTGAGAAGTCGATATACAACATCATACATACCTTCTACCGTGACTGGGCCACAATAGGATTAAGGCAGAGACTAACTGCTGACAAAGGTATCAAATCAAGCCAGATAGATAAGGCTGAGGCTTTGTTGAGGCTGGGAAGGGATGACTACCTGAGAAGTACATACGAACGTTGGAAGTCAGGACATTTGACTGACAAGCAATATCGTACTATAAGAGAGTTCATCAACTCATGGGATGAGATTAAATGTCATTTCAGGATGATTCAATCACCTCATGAGATTGAGTATAAAACCAAGTTGCTGAGCCTTTTCAATGAGGCAAAAAATTAATGACCTTATAGGCATATAGGAATATGACTGAAAATCAAAGTAATAACTTTTTCGTGAAACGTATTGAAACAGCGTTTGTTTCATTTAGGGAGTTATTTTGTGTCTGGTTATCTTTTCAGGTAACTTGTCCTATACAGCCATTAGCTGGTCGGTAAACATTAAAACAAGGATATGGAAAAAGAGAAACGAACAATCTGTTATGCGACTAACAGAAAAGACGAAATAGCAAGAATACAGGCTGAATATTCCTTACCTGCAGGATACAACATCAATAGAGAAGTTGAATGTATGCTGTCAAAGGATGACATCAAGAACTTACAGGAAGAAGTGAAGAAAGGTTTGATTGAAATTAGGAGGAAATAGCAATGGAAGCAGTAAGTATGGAACAAGCTATCAAAATATATCTGGATAATCGTGCAAAGACTGATTCTCTATTTGCTGAAACCTACAAGAAAGCAAACAAGAGCATAAAGGAATGCTGCAAGTATATTTACTCACAAGCCGAGAAGCTGGCAAAGGGAGGGAATGCAGTCGGGGTAGATGATGCAACCGTCTATGGATGGGCCGTACACTACTACGATGAGGACAACATCAAGGTTAAAGATGTGAAAGAACGTGTGGAGGTAGTTGCCCCGGCTACAGTACAGGAACCAGTAGTACAAGAACCAGTCAAAGAAGAAAAGCCAGTGAAACAAAAATCTGCAAGAAAGAAAACGAAGAAGGAACTACAAAAGATATTTGATTCAAGACAACTGTCACTATTTGATATGTAATTATGAGAAGGAGTTTAAATAAATTGGTACTTGAAATGAGCAGCCATCTCAAACCAATATCTAAAAAAGAGAAGGAATATGCAAAAACAATATTCCCATCAACTGGATACTATAAGAAAAATGGTGAAGTGTGGTGCCATTGCTGTGGAAGCATAGAGCATCAGCTTCCGGGATTATTGGAAGTGGATTTAGAATTAGGGTATCAGTGCAGCTGCCTGAATCATCTCATATTAGAAAATAAGCCACGTAAAGATAGTCTGACTGAATCGAAGTTTTACTCAGTAATACAGACCTATAACAAATGGCAGGTAATTAGAACCTATGATGTGCATCGTATCAACAGAAGAGGTTATCCAACGGAATATAAAATGAATGAAGTGTATCAGAACTGGGTATCACCTGAAGGAAAAGAAATAATCATCTCGAAAAGATATTCTCGTGGATATAACTTCTTTCATTGGGACTACAACAGCAGATTCGATATAAGAAAGCACAATGAAAGCTGTAATGGATATTATGTCTTTGAAGATGTGTTCGATATAAAAGACAATTACTTATACCCACACTACCACATTACCAAGAAACTGAGAAAATACGGATGGTGCAAAGCTATAGAGAAGTTGCCATACGTGTCAGTTATAGAGTGTATGAAGATGCTGCTGGTATCAAGGCATGCAGAGACAATAGTAAAACAAGGACAGTACGATGTATTCCTTTGGATGGTAAGGAGTAATAAACAAGATTTGGAATATATGCCGCAAATGAATATCTGTCATAGAAACCATTATGTGATAACTGATGCATCAATATACTTTGATATGCTTTCGTTCATGAATATGACCGGGAAAGACATTCACAACCCCAAATTTATTTGCCCAGATGATTTGTACAAAGCGCATGAAATTGCACTAGCTTCATATAAAAAGATAGAAAAGAAAGTAGCAGAAGAAGAGAAGCGTAAACAAGCAGAAAAGGAGAATAAAGTTTACGTAAAAGAAAAAGAGAAGTTCTTTGGAATAAGAATAACAGACGGAGAACTATCAATCCAAGTCTTACAGAGTGTGTTAGAGTTCATAGATGAAGGTGACAGCATGCATCACTGTGTCTATGAAAATGAATACTACAAGAAAAAGGATAGTCTTATCTTATCAGCAAAAGTAAACGGAGAACGTATGGAAACTGTTGAGGTATCATTAAAGACATTTAAAGTAATTCAATCACGAGCGGCCTGTAATAAAACAAGCGCATACCATAACCGTATAATCGAACTTGTAAACCGTAACATGGGATTAATCAGGAGGACTGCATCATGAAAGTTTGTATCGAGTGTGGACGGAACCTTCCGGAAAGAAAGTTCCGTGCCTATGAAACGAAATCCGGTACCCATTACACCAGCAGGTGCCGGTTATGTGAGAGCAGACACACGTCTGAAAGAAGAAAGCAGGACAGGCTTCATGGTCGGCTGGCCAGATACACCAACGAGCAGCTGGTGGCCGAACTCCGGAAACGTGGAGCCTACATCATGTATGGGAAGGACTTTGATTGTGTAACAACTATTTGATATGGGTGAACTGAAAGTGTATTATGGATGGGCAAAGATAGGTAAGATTCGCAAGAAACGTGCAATATCTGTCATGTTCGAGAATGAATGGCATGGTTGCAGGAGCGAACGCGGACAAAGGATTTTGAGAGCAGCCCAGGAAACAGTAATAGAGCGATACCAGGATGCGGAAGAAGAGAAAGCTGCAAAGGATTGCAACCGGATATTTACAGAGTATAGCCTGTTCCTTGACGAAAAGCCAATAAACGGAAGCCTTAACAAGATACTACAAATGAACAGTGAGGCTGATAAGAAACATGTATCTAAAGAAATGCGTGATAAGATTGCTGAAGCCCTACGGAAAGCCTTTATGCAGTCGAATCGCAAATACAGAGAACCTGGTTGGCAACAACTTGAATTGAAATTTGAATGATATGGGAAAGCAGGAAAGTATGGATGACTGGTTCCAGATGGCTAAGGATTTGGCCAAAGCTGAAAGGGAGCTGAAGATTGAGCAATGGGTTGAAGTAACTATTTACTACGGATATGCAGAAAAACAAGTAAGCTTATATCACTACAATCTTCCCCGTGAGATGTATTTCCGGTACCAATGGGTAATCAGATGGAGGATGGCTAAATTACAGTGCCAATACCCCAAACAGATTGTATCTACAAGCCTGTACTTCTACGACAAGCGTTCAGGAGAATCTATGGATGTTAACGGTTGCCTTAGTAAACTGATTTCTGCAAAAGCCCAGATAACGAAAGCAGAACGCAGGATGAATGAATACATAGAACACAACCGTCAGAACAATCTGTTCTTTGACGAGGAATCCGATGAGGAACTGGTTAAGTTCCGCGAGAAGCTGGAGCGCAAGAAAATCGAATGTGCAGAGTGTGAGAAGAGGTTAGAATTATTAGTTGAAAAAAGGAGAAATAATCAATGAAAAAAGAAGAATTATTTTATCTGCTTGGCATAGAAGACATAAGAGACATGCCAGAAGCGATAGAACGAATAATATTGGGTGATATTGAGGAGAGAAACCGCATATACCGAGATTTCTTGAAAGTTAACGACTACGACTTGTCATACGATTGGTTCCAGGAGATATACGAAGGGGAACTTTCCGAGCGAAAACAGAAGAAGCAGGACTTTACACCAAATGAGTTGGGAGTAATATGCTCACAGCTGACCGATGGTAAAGGTAATGTTCACGAACCTACAGCGGGAAACGGTTCGATGATTATAGCTGATTGGTGGCAGCGTTGTCGGCGTTTAATTCCTTGGGAGCATTTCCCATCACAGAATATGGTAACGTGTTGGGAACTTTCTTCGCGATCAATCCCAATTCTTCTGTTTAACCTCAGCATTCGCGGAATAATGGGATATGTGTATCATGGCGATGTTTTGGAAAATGAAGTAAAGCAGAAGTACATTCTTCTGAACAGGACAGATGATTCTTTGGGATTTTCAGAGGTTATTAAAGTTGGTATAAATGATATAATTGTAAAAGAATGAAATTGAATGAGGTTTACAACCTTTGGGTTGTATCGAAAACTAGACAAGTAAAGAAATCGACCATTGCCACGTATAAGATGATATATGCAAATTCAATATCACCGGAGTTTGGGAATATGGATATTAAGATTTTAAACAAGAAATGTGTTCAACCCGTCATTTATCGTTGGCTAGATGAAGGTAGGTCGGCTAAATATTGTAATGATATTCTGATAGTTTTCCGAATGATAATGCGCTATGCATCTGAAGAAATGGATGAAGATATACCGGACATACATTGGAGGATGGTTTTCCCGACAACTTCAAAAAGAGCTTTTGATAAAGTAGAAAGATACACACAGGAAGAATATCGTAAGATTGTCAATTATGCAATTGAAAATCCATCTCCAAGGAATCTCGGTATATTATTGACTATATGCACAGGAATGCGTATAGGGGAAATATGTGCTCTGCAATGGAAAGACGTAGATTTTGACACAAAGACAATACAAGTATACAGAACAATAGAGCGTATTTATAACCATGATACAAAAGTGTCTGAAATAATATTTAGTACTCCGAAAACATCCTCATCACAACGGCGTATTCCAATCATGAGGGAAATTATTCCAATGATGAAAAAGTTTTGTGCTGTAAGTAAACCGGAATATTATGTATGTACGTGTTCCGAGAATTTTATCGAACCAAGAACGTACAGAAATTATTATCGGTCATTTATCCTTGAGAAGGTCAAGCTTGGGCATGTGATTAAATTTCATGGATTGCGTCACACCTTTGCTACGGTCATGATTGAAAATAAGGTAGATATTAAAACAACATCTGTGATACTTGGTCATTCAGATGTCAGTACTACATTAAATGTTTATGTGCATCCGTCTGAAGAAGCTAAAAGAAGTGCTATGAATGTAGGATTAAAGAAATTATTTAAGTAAGAAAATCAATGAAAACGAAATTGTATTACCTGTTTCTGGCAGTCATGTGGTGGCTGCTGGGATAGGTGGAAAGGAAAAGGATATGAAAACAGAGGAGATATGTTGGAGTATATTAAAATCAATTATGGTTGAGTTCTTCACATTATCAAGTGAAGAAGGAAAGAATAGGCTGATAAATGCAATCAATAATGATTTTAGAGAAATACTAAATGCATGGGATAGAGATAAAGTAAGAACAAGATAAAGGAGGAATAATTATGAGTAGAGATATTAAATTCAGGGGCAAATGCTCAGGGCAAAGTAAATATGCAGGTGAATGGGTGGAGGGTGGTTTGGTTGTACCACAAGAAATTACCAATAATGAGGTGTTAATTATTCGTGCTATTGCTGACGGTTGTACAACTACATATCATGTTGATGCAGATACTGTCGGCCAATTCACCGGATTGTATGACAAGAACGAAAAAGAGATATACGAGGGTGATATATTACGTTTTCATCATAACAATAAAGAATATGTTTGTATTGTTGGATGGAATAATGAAGTTGGTGCATGGTGCATACGGTTCAATGGAATAGGATATGTTGGCATCCGACCATTAGGAGAATGGATATGTGAGTATAAGATTGAACTAATCGGTAATATTTTCGACAATAAAGAACTTTTGGAAGAAGTAAAATGAACATCAAAGGACAAATAACCGTGGTGAAAGATATAGAATCAATCACTACAAAGGATAAAAGAATAATCTTAAAGCGTACAGCAGTAGTAGAAACAGACGGAGGAAAATACGCTCAGTCGCTGGCTTTCGATGTGATGGGAGAAGATGTAAACAACCAATGGCTGGCAGTTGGCCAAAAAGTAGAAGTAGATTACAACTGTCATGTAACAGAGTTTAATGGAAAGTTATACAACAATATCAGAGCATGGAGAATCATTGAATGTAAAGATGGGAAAGGATAAAAGAGTAATGGTGAGATTTGATGAATCAACCTTCATGGCACTAAATGAAGTGGCAATAAAGATGAAAACGAATCTCTCTGTAGTAATCAGGGCGTTTTGCAGAAAACAAATAAGTGACATAACAGATACAAATGGAAACATAATACTCCATGAGAAACGAACGCAAAGCAAACAGCAAGGTGTTATTGATGATAGCTAAGCTGTATGAAAGACTCTCAGACATATCAGCAAAGGACCGGCAAATATACTATGCCGGTCTAAGCTATGAAGATATATTTCAGGATACGATTATCAAAGTAAGTACAGACGAGAAAGCAGCGGAAATAACAGATGAAAATGAATTTGTAAAGTATTTCATCTACAGAATGAGAACGGTGCAGTACCAGACAATAAAGAACTCAAAACGATTAAAAATCACAACTTATGCCGACAATTTACAAGCCAAAGAAAGCGAAAAAGAAGGAGAAGAAACTATATGAAGAGGAAAGAAGAAAGATATACAAATCAACCAGATGGAGAAAACTAAGAGCATTAAAAATAGCAGAACAGCCACTATGTGAGATGTGTCTGAAGGAAGGAAAGACAACCATTGCAGAGGATGTGCATCACATCGAATCATTCATGTCAACAGACGACAAGGTGTTAAGGATAGCTTTAGCCTATGATTATGAAAACCTAATGAGCATTTGCAAGACGCATCATCAAATGATACATAACAAATCGAATAGGAATGACATCAAAGGGGGTATGGGGTGAAATTTGAGAAGATTATTTTGCTTGAACCTCGTATCCCCCCCATTCAACACGCAAGGCAATTTTTGAAAAAAGCCAAAATAGGGATTTTGTTGCGATGTGTTAAAACAATGATTTCGTCTGACAAAAATCACGTTTGAAAAAAAGAGAAAACTATGGCAGAAACAACTCTGGTGCAGTTTAAGCTGCCCAAAAACGTAAAGCATAAAGAAGCTAAAAAACTCATTTGCAACCTTGTGAGAGATATGAATGAGCGCGGTGAGCTGGCTCCGTTCGATGTGGCCTTATTACACCGGATGGCAACAGCTTATGAAATGTATCTTATCTGTGTGGATAAGATTACTACAGACGGAATGACGATGACAAACAAAAAGGGAGAAATGGTAAAAAGGCCGGAGGTAAATATTCTGAAAGAAAACTGGTCGCAGTTTCTGGAACTGGCTAAAGAGTTCGGGCTGACTGCAATGAGCAAACGAAAACTGAAAACGATGAAGAATATTGATGAGGCTATCCAGTCACCTTTGAAAGAATACCTCCGTGAACACCAGGTATGACACGAAAAAAGAAATACATACAATATGCAGAAGATGTACTAAGCGGAAAGATTGTAACAGGACACTACATAAAACTGGCTGCTGAGCGTTTCTTTAGATTAATGTATGATGAACGGTATGAGTTCAGAGAAGATAAGGTAGAGCAGGTATGTGGATTCATATCAATCATCCACCATTACACAGGGAAACATGCTGGAAAGCCATTTGTCCTGGAAGCATGGCAAGAGTGGATTGTTGCTTCCATGTATGGCTTTTACCTGAGAGGGACAAATGAAAGACTGGTGCAATCGGCTTACATTGAAATGGCGCGAAAGCAGGGTAAATCTGCTTTTGCGTCTGCGTTGTGTTTGTACCATCTGATAGCAGACGGTGAAATGAACGCGGAGGTCTATATGGCGGCCAATTCCAAAGACCAGGCAAAGGTATCTTTCAACATGGCATCAAACTTTAGCAAGATGCTGGACCCTGGAAAAGAATTCCTGGATCCATACAGAGACACCATAAAGTACGAAAGAACGCTGAGTTTCCTGAAAGTGCTGGCAGCCGATTCAAGCAAGCTGGACGGTCCGAATGCATCCATGTATCTGATTGACGAATATCACGCGGCCAAAAACTCTGGCGTGAAAGATGTATTGCAATCCTCACAAGGTATGCGAGAGAATCCGATGGCAGTAATCATTACTACTGCAGGATTTGACCGTCTGGGAGTATGTTACCAGTACAGGGAAATGTGTACGGAGGTAGTGTCGGGGCTGAAAGAAGATGATACGCTGTTTATTGCTATTTACTGCCTGGATAAAGAAGATGACTGGAAAGATGAGGCTGTATGGGTGAAAAGCAATCCGAATCTGGGAGTAACCGTACAGACTAAGTATCTTAAAACACAGGTAAGGAAAGCCATCAATACACCAAGCGATGAAGTAGGTATAAAGACAAAGAATCTGAATATATGGTGTGATGCTGAAAAAACATGGATAAAAGATGATTACATACTTTCTGCATCAGCTAATGTGAACTTAGAAGAATACAGTGGGCTGGATTGTTTTATCGGAGTAGACCTGTCATCTACATCAGACTTGACTTCATTCTCTGTTATGATACCCACAACAGAAAAGATGGTTTGGAAAACATTCTACTTTCTTCCGGAGGCGGCATTAACAGAAAAACGATTCAAAGAACTGTATGGAGAATGGGCACGCCAGGGAGCCTTATGTATAACTCCAGGAAATGTGGTGGACTATGATTTTATCCTCAATAAGATTATGGAGATAGGTCAGATTCTTAATATTGTCACCATAGGATATGACAGTTGGAATGCTACTCAGTTCGTCATTAACTGTACAGAAAAAGGATTGCCGATGGAACCGTATTCACAGAGCATCGGAAACTTCAACAAACCGACAAAAGAACTGGAAAGGTTATTGCTGTCTGGAGTGGCAGTAATTGACAATAATATCATTACCCGACACTGTTTCCGTAACGTGGTAATGGCACGTGACAAGAACGGGAACACGAAACCTAGCAAACAATACGAAGAGAAAAAGATTGACGGGGTAATTGCCATGATTGAAGCTCTGGGAGTTTATCTGATGTGCCCAAGATACGATAATGTGATTTATTAGTTTGTCTGACAAAAATTTCGTTTCAAATAAAAACGAAATGAAATTATTTGGCTACGAGTTTAGAAAGATTTCCAAGAAGGAAATATCTCAGGTGTCAGCTTATGGAGGAACAGGTTTAATTCAGCTGGCATCACGCGAATACCCTATGTTATTGAGTACGGTGTACAGGTGTGTAGACCTAATATCCGATTCAGTGGCTGTATTGCCGCTGGAAGTGTTCAGGCTGGATGAAGCCGGGTTCAAAATGAAAGACACGAAACATCCTATTTATGAGCTGCTGGATCTGGAGCCAAACGAGAACATGACGCGCTACGTTTTCATAAAAACTCTTATGGCATCCGTATTGCTGACAGGGAACGGATATGCATACATAGAACGTGGTGAGGATGGAGTCACTCCTATCCAACTGGTGTACATCCCATCCAACCAGGTATCAATACAATGGATAGTAGACAAAGAAGGAATAAGGAGAAAAAGATACCTGGTATCCGGATTTACGCAACTGGTTGAACCATGCGACATGATACATGTGCTTAATTTCAGTTATGATGGAATTATCGGGGTATCTACGTTGACACATGCAAGACAGACTTTAGGAATCGCTACAAGTTCTGAGGAACATGCTGCCGGATTCTTCAAGTCGGGGGCCGCAGTAAGCGGTGTGCTTACAATAGAAGGCGCACGACTGACGAAGGAACAAAAAGAACAAAATTATAAGCAATGGGAAGAGCGTTCCAACTCTAATAATGGCCGTCCGGGTGGTATTGTAATCCTGGAAGGAAACATGAAGTACCAGCCCATATCCATTTCACCAAAAGATTCTCAGTTGCTGGAAAGCCGCCAATTCAATGTAGTGGATATATGCCGTTTCTTTTCGGTGTCTCCGGTAAAAGCATTTGACCTGAGCAAATCCTCCTACTCTACTATCGAAGCCACACAGCTTGAATATCTGACAGATACAGCCTTGCCGGTAATCACCAAGATAGAGCAAGAAATAAACCGGAAAGTATTCAGCAGAACAGAAAGAAGCATGTACAAGGCAGAATTCAACACATCGGCCATCTTGCGTGCAGATAAAGCAGCCCAGGGGGCTTTCTGGAAAGATATGGCAAATGTAGGAGCGGCCACGCCAAATGAAATCCGTAGAGAAATCGGTATGAGCCGGATTGAAAATGGAGACGAGGCTTTCGTACAGGTAAACGTGATGACGCTGAAAAATGCTGTAAAAGAAAAAATGATAGAAGGAAATCAAGAATAATCGGATTTTGTCAGACAAATGTTCCGTTAGAAATAAAACGATTTATGAGTGAACAAAAAGAAATGCTGGAACAGAGGAATACCACATTCCCTGTATCAGTGACAGAGGAAAATGAAAAGCGGACAGTAGAAGGATATGCCATGCTGTTTGGCGTAAAATCAGACGGACTGGATTTTGAGGAAGTGATTGAACGAGGTGCGCTGGATGGAGTGATTGAGAAAAGTGATGTATTTGCCTTACTCAACCACAACCGTGACAGAGGAATACTGGCACGCTCAGTAAACGGGAAAGGATCACTGACATTGACAGTTGATTCAAAAGGATTGAAATACAGATTTGAAGCACCACGCACGATGCTGGGAGATGAACTGATGGAAAATCTGAGAAGAAACGAAATCAATCAATCTTCATTTGCCTTTACTGTAGCAGACGGTGGAGAGAAATGGGAAAGGATGAAAAACGGTAAATGGAAACGTACTATCAGCCAGTTTGCCAGGATATACGATGTTTCCCCTGTATACAATGCGGCATACAGCAAAACAACGGTCAGCATGAGAGGAAAAGAGCAGGCCGAAAAGGAACTGGAAGAACGGAAGGAAGTAAGCGAAGAATATTACAACAACATTATTAACAGTCTTAATTAGTAGGAATTATGGCGAAAGAAAAAACAAGAGTTGAACTGGCAGAAGAAAGAGGCCAGTTGTACAAAAAAGGCGTTGACCTGGTAAACAAGGCAAAACAGGAAAAACGCGAGTTGTCTAAAGAAGAAAAGGACCAGATTACAGAGATACAACTTCGTATGACAGAAATCAATCTGGAACTGGCACAGCGTGATGCAATGAAGTTTGCAGACGAACATACTACTGGAGAAAAGTTCAGTCTGAGAAAAGCCTTGCTGGAACTGGCAGATGGAGGACATTACAGTGAGAACATACGAAATATGAATGAGCGTGGTGAAGCATCATTGAGAATGTCAGGAATTCTTCCTAAAAGTGGTACATCACTGATTATACCGGTTGAATCACGTGCTGAAATTACTGCCGGAAGTGCAGGTGCCAACGTGATTGAAACAGATTTCATGAACATTGTGGAACCGTTGAGAGATCGTTTGGTTTTGGCTCAAGCTGGGGCAACCATACTTACAGGACTGGTATCAGACATTGATATTCCAACTTACTCAGGTAGCACTTCAAACTGGGCTAATGAAAATGATTCAGCAACAGATGGGGCTGGCACGTTCAGTAAAAAAACAATGAAGCCGAAACGACTGACATCTATATTGAGAGTATCACGCCAGATGCTGGTACAGGATTCTTTGGGAGTTGAGGCTATGCTGAGAGCAGACCTTATCAACTCTATTTCTTCAAAATTTGAAGCAACAATTTTAGGAGGAGAAAGCACGTCTGCTGAAAAGCCGGATGGACTATTTACAGGATATGTAACGCCATCAGAAGGTCTTTCGTGGAAAGGTATTGTTAAGTTGGAGACAGATGTAGATTTGGCAAACGCACTGATGGGAAACACTAAATACATCATGCATACTTCATTAGTCGGCCTAGCAAAAACGACATTAAAGAATGAAGGTGTAAGCGGTTATATCATGTCAGAAAACGGGCAGATGAACGGTTACGATACTTTGCGTACAAACGCAGTATACAAATCAGGAACAGACTACGGTGCATTGTTCGGAAACTGGGCTGATTTGCTTATCGGTCAGTGGGGTGCTTTAGATTTGACAGTAGATCCTTATACGGAGGCTGATAAGGCATTTGTTCGTATCATTGTCAATTCATATTGGGATGCTTGCTTGCGCCGTGACAAGTCAATTGCCAAGGCACTGTTTAAGGATCCTGCTAGCGTATAAGGAGGGTAAACGATGTATATCACTTTAGATGAAGCAAAGAAGCATCTCAATGTAGAATCAGACTTCACAGAGGATGATGAGTATATTTCATCACTGATTGAAGTAGCTGAAGCTAAGGTGGCTGCAGAGTTATGTTTGGAAAGTACGGATGACCTGAACACCATAAGAGGTGGCGAGGTCATCCCTCCTCCCATAAAGCAAGCCATTATGCTAACGATTGGTTTGTATTACAACAATAGAGAGGAGGTGACAGTATCACAGACTCATACGCTGGCTCAGGGAGCCTTACACCTTATCCAACTATATAGAGATTATTCACTATAACAGTATCACAATGAAGGCAGGTCAGTTACGAGACAGAATCACAATTCTCAGAAGAGAAATCACACAAAAGCCACATGGCGGAGAAAAATACTCATGGAAAGATTTCATAACCGTGAGAGCCACTGTAAAGTTTGCATCCGGTAAATATGAGGAAACAAACATGGAGTATGCTCACAATCAGGTGAACAAAGTGACAATCTACTACAGGTCTGCCATAAAGCGTGAAATGAGGGTGAGATACAACAACGAAATCTACCAGATAAACTCCATCAACCCTGATCAATCTCATAACATGATGACACTAACAATAGAGCTGGTCAATGAGTAGTATTGAAAAAGATTACATCGAAGTTAAGATTGATGTAGCCAGAGTAAACAGGATGTTCAAAGAACTCAATCTAAGTACGGACGAATCAAGGAAAGCACTAAGAAGAGGACTGGCTGCATCTGCAAGAGTCATACAAAGGCAAGCAAAATCAAATCTTAGTACAGTTCAGAACAGAGCATCAGGAAGTACACTGGCCGCAACCAACCTGAAAAAGTGGGTGCGATACGTGGTTTACAAAAGGACACTTGGATTCAGAGTACATATTCAGGAAAGTAGAGGATCATCAAAGAAAGAAAATCCTTCTTTCCTTCTAAAATTCTTTGAAGAAGGAACAGACGACCGTTTCAACAAAAAGATAAAGAAGGAAAGAATGTTTACAAGAAGGTTGAGAAAAGAAAGATATACAGGAAAGATTACCGCATCTCATTTCTTTTCAACAGCGTCAAAATCAAAGATTAATGAGGCACAGTCAACCTTACAGAAACATATAGAAAAACATATCCAGAAAATAGCAAGCAAACGATGAACACCACAGATATATTCAGGTACATAAAGGAAAGACTGGAATCAGACAGCACCATACAAGAGATTATAGAAGGGAAAATATACCCTATTGCAATCATGCGTAATGTGAAGCTGCCGTATATCATTCAGAACGCAAAGCTGAATGCATCCAGTGACACCAAAGATGGAGAGTATGAAAGGGAAATCACATCTACGATAGCTGTGTTTGGCGAAAATCAGGATGTGCCGTTACAGCTCATATCGGAAATGGAAAGGTTGTTTTCTGGGAATGTAGAAAAAGCAGACTATCTGGATGTGTCGGAAATAAAAGTAAACACCTGGGATTTTGATGAGGATGATGGAGTGTTTGGTGGAATAATAGAACTAACCATTAAAATAGATGTATAACTATGGCAAAACGGAAAGCATTAAAAGGAAAAGACTTTATGATTTTTGTGGATGGAAAAGCTATTGCTTTAGCCACCAGTCACACACTGACACTGAATGCGGAAACAAGCGATACCGCATCGAAAGACTCAGGAATGTGGGATGATTCGGAAGTAACTAAGTTATCATGGGAAGCATCGTCTGAATCTATAGGTTCAGCAGACGAAGAAACTCCGGTAGACATATCATACGAAACACTGCTGGATAAATGTATGGCCGGAGAAAAAGTACCTATCATTTGTGGTATCCCGACAAACGTAACAAATGATGGTGTTCCGGAAGGAGGATGGACTGCTCCATCAGAAACGCCAAAGCAAACTTACTATCAGGGATCAGCTATCATTACATCTGTATCACTTACAGGCGCAAACGGAGAGAACTCACAAATATCTGCTAGCTTCAAGGGAGTAGGCAAATTAGAAAAAAAAGCTAAAGCAGCAGGATGATGAAAGTAATCATAAAGAAAAAAGGATACAACATACGTTTTTCGCTCAGAGTTCTTTTCAAGTATGAAGAAGTATGCGGGCATCCTTTTGAAGGAAAAAGGTTGCAGGACTTGTATATGCTGATGCATTGTGCCCTTCTGGCTTTGAATGAAGATTACACATTAACTTTTGATGAGCTGATTGACTATTGTGACGAAAACAAAGACGTATTTGAAACATTCCAAAAAGTCTTGAATGATTCACAGAAACGCGACCAGGGTAAAAAAAAAGAAGCAACGTAGATAAGCCTGTAAGCGTTATGTCTTTATACGAGGAAATAGTAGGCAGGGGCGGCGTATCTCCTGTCTATTTTTTTGACTCAATGACATTTATTGAATGTGCGGCTTTCTTGCGAGGAATGAAAAGAAAAGAACGTGCTGAAATTGAGAATACAAGGTTAATTATGTGGGCCATATTCCAAAGCCAGTCAAGAAAAAATCTTGAGCTTGATGATGTAATGAAACTGGAAGATGAGGATAAATCTGAAAAGGGAGTAAACCGGGAAGAATTGGAAGAGTTAAGGAAACGAGCTAAACAAATGGAGAAAAAACTATGAGTAACATATTCACGAGATTATTGCTTAATGCGGACGGATTCAATAAGAATCTGTATCAGGCACAAAAAAATCTGAAAGGATTTGCTGCCACATCTAAAGGGGTATTTAGTGGACTGACCACATTCACAAGCTACGCAGCTGCATTTGTCGGGATAAGCACTTCCATTCATTCAGCTGTAACGGCCAACATGGAATTTGAAAAGTCACTTTCATCTTTGCGGTCATTGACTGGTGTATCGGCTCAGGAGTTGAATTATTTCCGGACTGAAGCAATACGCATGGGAATGGATTCAACTCAGTCAGCCTCACAGATGGTAGACGCATTCAAGTTGATAGGTAGCCAAATGCCGGAACTATTGAAAAACAAAACCGCGTTGACTCAGACAGCTGAGGCTGCAGTGGTGTTGGCTGAGGCTGCAGAGCTGGATGTACCTACAGCAGCAAAGGCTTTAACCGGGGCATTGAATCAGATGGGAGCCAGTTCATCGGAAGCTGCAAACTATATCAACATACTGGCCGCAGCATCACAGCAAGGTAGTGCAGACATTCCCTATCTGAACAAAGCCATAGAAAACGCCGGTGGTGCAGCCAGCAGTACAGGCGTAAAGTTCAATGAACTAGTGGCCATTATTGAAGCCATTGCACCAAAAATCACAGATGCAGCATCAGCTGGTACCAAACTGAGAAATATATTCCTGACGCTGGAAAGTTCCGCAGACCAAAATTTAAGGCCGTCTGTAGTAGGATTAAGTACAGCCATTGATAATCTCTCAAAGATGAATCTGGATGCTGTACAGCTTACCAAGATGTTTGGTAAGGAGTCTGTAACGGCTGCAATTGCTATACTTCAGGAGAAAGATGCATTTGATGAATTGAGCCAAAGCATTAAGGATACCAATACAGCTTATGACCAAGCCGCGATTAATAATGATAATCTGTCCGGAAGTATCGGGAAACTGCAAAGTTCCTGGACTTCATTCATTAATACGATGGCCGGGAGTAACGGTATTTTAAAAGGTATTGTAGATGACCTGAGAGATGCTGTCAATTGGGCAAACAGAGCAATGATGACAGCAGATGAAAGGTATCAATACGATACACAGAATTCAAGAAGAATAGAAAGAGAAGAATCTAACAAACGTATTCAAAAATACATAGATAGTGGAATGAGCAGAGAGGATGCTTTAAATAAAGAAATCCAGACTGCAAACTATATGTATCCAGAAGCAAAAGCATATCAAGTACGTGAAAGAGATGTTGAAAAAAAGAAGAAAGAATGGGAAAGAGCAAAATTAGTAAATATCAATGGAGCTGCATTCGAAGAAGAAAAAGCGTACAAGGAAGCGGTAAAACTACTTGAAATATCTAAAAATGAATTTACAATGCGCCAAGCCATTTATGATAATGTGGAGGCGCAAAGAAAAAGCTTAGAACAGGCCAATAGAGAACAAGTAAAAGCTAAAGAGGAATCGGAAGCTGCAGCTAAAGCGGCAAAAGAAAAAGCTGCAGCAGAAGAAGCCGCACGTACAGCAAAGGAAAAAACAAAATCTGACTGGATAGCTGAAAGTAATGTGAATGGATGGTTAAATCAGCAAATGTCAGATAGAGGAAAATTTGAAGCAATACCAGGAACTGTTCCAATTGTAAAAATTCCAGTATCAATAGATGAAGAACAAATAGAAGAACAATTACCACAGTCTCCATTAGAGATAAAACTAAAGGCAAAACTTATAGAATTAGATTTCACAAGCTCTAAAATAAGTGAGCTTACATCATTGATGTCTGTTGCAAATCCAATAGAACAACAGCAGCTACAAGAACAGATTAATATCTATAAAAAATACGCAGAAAGTATAACTGGGAATCAGGGTATAAAAGACCAGATCAATGCGATGAATGATTATCAGAACGCGATAACTAGTGTTGAATCAGCACTCTCAAATCTGTCAGGAACATTCGATAGTGACTCACAAAATGCGTTCAGTTATTTTGCGAATATCATACAAGGAGCTGCACAGGCTGCAACGGCCATAATGGCATTAATACCGGTGAAGAAAGCGGAAGCTAATGCAAATGCTGAGGCTGCAGTAACAGGGGCTGCAAGTTCAGTGGCATCTATACCATTTGTCGGAGCGGCAATGGCCGTAGCGGCCGTAGCTGCTTTGATTGCATCAATGGCCGCAATTCCCAAATTTGCAAAAGGAGGAATAGTAGGAGGAAATAGTTATTTCGGTGATAAACTTTTAGCCAGAGTTAATTCCGGAGAATTAATATTAAACCAGAAACAGCAAGCCAAACTATACCACATGGCAGAAGATGATAGAAGTGGAATAGCAATAAGCTTTGACCGTGTACGCGGTAGTGATATTTATTTAGCACTTAAAAATTACATGAAAGATACAGGAAAGAAACTATGAGTTACGGATTAATCTACACATTACCTTTTGCATCGAAAGATGGGAAGGTATACGAAGTAAAAATAGAACGAGAAGGATATACAGGCAAGGTAACAGAATTGAAAGGACAAACATCACCATTCACAGTCACGATAGACAGTGAAGAATTCATCTACACTCCTACCCGATTCAGTACAGCAACAATGGCCATATTCGGTGGTGATTACTTGCAGGATTTGTTCAGTACGGATTACCGGATGCACAGAATAACACTGTATGCAAACGGAGTTGCAGTGTGGTGTGGATTCATCAAGCCAGAACTATATACGCAGGACTATTCATCCGATAAATTTAATCTTGAAATTAACTGCTACTCGGCTATGTCTGTATTGGAATTTGTAGAATATAAACAGGCTGGAGAAGAAAGAGGATTTGTATCGTTATGGTCATTACTAAAAAAATGCGTAGAAGAGTCACGAGGTTTATATACAGCTATATATATACCACATGTATATAGTGTGTCACAATCTGAATATAACAATTGGAATAATCCACTAGAAAGCATGATGGTATCAGAGCAAAATTTCTTTGATGAAGATGATAATCCTATGTCATTAAAAGAAGTGTTAGAAGAAATTATGAAGCTGATGAACTGGACATGTGCAGATTGGAACGGAGAACTATTTTTCATTGATGTAGATAATGAAGATGGAGAATACTACAAATACACCAGTGAAATGTCAAGCTATACACAAGTTCAAGCAGATGGAATTAATGTACAGGATATTGGATTTGCAGGAAATGACCATACACTTGACATATTGCCAGGATATAACAAAGCTAGCATTAGATGCAGTAACTATCCGGTAGGAGACGCACTGCCGAAAATTGATTTTGATGATTTTGAAGATATTGGAACCGTAGAGGATTCGTACACAAATTTATTCAGAAGATTTGTATGGAAAAGGCCTAATAACGAGAAAATATTAATGAATGCATTTCAGTATAACTATTTAGGAGACAAAACACCACATCCTATAGATATATCGAAAGAAAAGGAATTATTCGAAAGTGGTCAGAAATCTCAAATAACGGGAGCTATTACACAGAACTATGATTTCATTGAAAAAGATGAGTCAGGCAATCCAAGCAGAGTGGACTGGGAATATAAAGAAAGAATAGTTATACCATTATCTCCAAATCAAAAGGATGTTATATTTCAGAATCCCGGAGAATACGAGCTTATAAAAATTAAAGGTGTACCATCTGTTTATAACTCAGAAGGAGTGTTTGCTATAAACTTTTCTACAGAAGTTGCAAGAATAACATACTATAACGGAAATCAAGTATATGCAGACAGAATAAAATCTTATGACTTCAGATTTAAGTTAAGGATAGGAAACAATTATTATCATGGCAGATCTGATGGTAGTTATTATTGGGATAATAATCCAGATTACAATCCGAGTTACCCTAATAACTTAGAAATAAACTGGAAGGGAGAAGCAGCTCAGGGAAGTGCGGACATATCAAAGTATGAAGGAACTTATGACCTTATTACATCCAGAACATTGAATGACGGACTGGATGGATTAAAAGGGTATATAATAAAATTACCAGATGACAGAATTATTGCTGGAGATTTAGAACTTATAATATATGCGCCTAGAGTCGAAATGGCATTTACACCAACTCTGGAAACAATGTATCTGAATTCATTCGAATTGAACTACCAAAAGTATAAAGATTATGGGAAAGACGATGATAATTCAGACAGAATATATGAGAATATTGTAAACGAAAATTACATAAACCTTAATTCCGCAACACTATTATAAAATATTTTTTTTA